AACATTTTATCTGCCGCCGGTGCTGTGCCCGGGAGCGTTAATGTATAATTCTGTGCTGTGCTATGTGCAGGGCTTTTGATGGTTACGCCGTGACTATTATTTTCACAATTTAATTTTATACCTCCGGCAGTACCTCCACCACCTTTTGATATAATAGTAGGTGCAGTAGATAGCTTATCATTAGTTACAGTATTATCACTAGGTGTGCCTATATTAAGAACATCACCTAATACCATAATGAAATCTATTACGTCGCCTGTAACCAAATTCGAAGCGAATGTAATTTGATGAGCTGAAATCGTGTAAGAACTACCGGGATTTTGTATTACACCATTTAGACTTACGATCATGTGGTTTGCAGAAGCCGGACTATAGTTTACAGAACTACGTTGCATACTATATGTTGCTTGACCATTTACAACAGATATATTGTCTAGCTTTACAAAGTTTCCTGATACAGGTTGTTGTCCTAAATATGCCATTTATAAACTGTCCTTTAAATCTGGATATAATAATTCAATTTCTGCATCAGTTAGATTCATTTTACGCAATCCCGATACTTTTGTTTTTTTATCTGCAATATGTTTATCTTCTAATTCTTTTGCTTTTTTTTCTATATCAGCTTTAGCAATAGGTGTTGTTCCCTCTAGCCATACAATCTTATCAAGATTATCTTCCGGAATTGTAAACTTTGCATCTTTATTAATTTCTAATATAGCTACTCCATTAAATTCACTCATGGTGCTCTCTCCTCTAATATCATACGACTTATAACTTTTGTAGCATAACCACCAGAATTTTCCTGAGATGTTCCACTATTAATTCTATATGTTCCATATCCAGCGGCGTGTGCAATTATTTGTGGTTTATAAGTTAAAGCACTTGTTGTATTATGAGAAGTATCAACTAAAGGAGTGCAATGCATACCTCTAATATATCCACTTGTGTATTCTCTTGATGTTAAACATAATGCTCTCCAACTACTGCCACTACCAGAACCATAATTATTTGCAACATTGCCATAACTCCCATCACCAATTTTTCTTAATATTCTTAATGCACCACCATAACCACCATTACCAGAAGTATGTGGACTTAGCTGTCCAAACGTTAAATAAACTATAATAATGCTATTAGTAGCTGAAGGTGTAATAGATGCTGTCCAAGCACCAGATCCGGGATTAATGTCAGAAAAAGTAGTTCCTCCCGCTGATTGTTCCCAAGTACCTAACTGATAAGAATCTATTGTTTGTAATAATTTACCACCACCTGCACCTTCTACTGTACCCGTAAAGGTATAATTATCGGCTAAGTTCATTGATTCAGATTGTATTTTACTTAATGGCATTTAATCTTTCTCCCTAGTTGGAAATTTCATATTATCACAATCATCTAAAGTTTTAACACCTTCTGTTATATCTCTTAATGCTTGTCTATATTTTTTTAACGAAGCGGAAACTGTTTGTCCAGATTCTAATGCTTTTATAACTTCCCAATCTGTGGATTCTAATAAAAGATTTCTTTCCATTCTTCTTGCATTAAGTGCATCTTCTAATTTTCTTGTCATTCTATGTGTCCTTTAATGCTGTTATAGTTAAAGTAGGTGCTATATATGTTGAACCATTACCAGAACCACTTGCACTTGTGCCATCCCAATAAACCATTTTGTGCATAATTCCGTGATTACCACTTCCTCCTGAACCATCAGTATATTCTCTGCCCGTTATTTTTAAAGTTTTATTAGATGACCACGATGCTACATTTGCATTTGCTGTGTCAGCACTCCCACCAATAGTAATTATATACCTAAAATCTATTGGTATAATAAGAGTTCCTCCATATAAAGTTTTTCTAAATTTACTTGCTTCATCAGAATCAACATAAAATTTAAAATGTCCTAAAGGATAATCACCATCTCTTGAAAAAAATGCTTGTAAATTATAAATAACTTTTGTTGTTCCACTTGGTGGGGTATATGCTATTGATGATCCCGTTATATCTGCATAACTACCTGTCAACGATTGAAAAGCTGTTACATTTGGCATTGTATATGTGCCACTAGGTACTGTTACTGAACGACCATCACAAACACCTACAAGCATTTCAAGAACATTTGACCCACCTACAGTTGCAAAACTATTATCACCTCTTAAAAATGTACTACTATTTTTTGTTCCTGATGCTGATAATTTTGCTAACGATACTGATCCATCTGCTAATTGACTTGTACCCACACTACCACTTGCAGGATTAATTGTACCTACGGCTCTACCTAAATATACACAATACATATCATCTGTACCTGCTGTTGCCGCAGTTAGTGTTAAACTTGTGCCAGAGGCAGAATACGCATATGTAGGTTCTTGTCTAACATTATTTATATATAACGCTATGTCGTTAGCATTAGTTACAGATTGCGATAATGTATAGTTTTGAGTTGCACTAACAGAAAAATCTTGTTTAACAAGCGATTGTGAAGATGTAGTAGGAGTAGAGCCAAGATAAGCCATTAGGTTATCTCCATAATTGACAATGCTACATCCAATGAAGCTGATGCACTTGCTTGTGCTTTAACAACATCAGTTGTTTGCACGACAACTTTTTGTCCTCCAAACACTTCAAGTGTAGTGTTAGCCGGTACATCTACTGCTTTTAATAGATAAACATTTGCATTTGTTTCTGTATCAGAAGTATTACTTTCCAACTGAACATCTGCTGTAATTGCATTTGTTGTTTTATTACACAATGCCATTCCCAATACAACAGTTGTTGTACTGGAAGGAACAGTATATATCGTATCTAACGCACTATGATTTACACTTGCTTTTGTTTTTACTTTAAATGTATTAGCCATAATATTTCCTTATCTTAACCTAAAGCAATTGCTAATGCAACTGGGTCAGCGGCTGTATTTGTTATTGTTACTGTATCTGTTGCACTTACTGCAACTTGCATATTTGTACCTGCCGCAAATGTTAGTGTGTTTCCGTTACTTATAGTTTGTGTATTAGACCCATCGGAAATTGTAAAATCATCCATATTACCCGAACCTGCCGCACCGGTTGCACCTGTTGCACCTTGTGGCAAACCTAATGCTAATACGCCTGTAGATGTATTATAAGATGCTGTAGCTGATGCTCCGGGTGATAATGTGCTTACTGTTACACCACCTGCTATAGGTTGTGAACTTACAGAAACATTACCAGAACCATCAAAAGATAATATTTTATTAGCCCTACCATCGGGAATTGTTAATGTTGGTGTCGTTTCATCGCTATCAAGCAAACGAATAGATCGTGTTACTTGTTGATCAATATCCGACATAATTGCTGTATGTGTGTCTAATTGTGTGTTAAGGGCAGTAATATCGAACGCACCATTAACAGGAAAATCGGTTGTTCTTTCTATAACAACATCACGTACAATAACCACTTTATCACTTGCTGTTAATCCCGCTCCAAAAGTAACATTACCTCCACTACCAAATTCATACGCACTATCGGACGCTGAAGCTGTACCTGTTACTTTAAATTGTGTGTTGTTCGATGGATTAGCATTGTATGACATTGCTGTTCCATTTTTATAAACTTTAATTTCTGTTACACCAAAAAATTCAAAAGGGATAGCAAATACAGTTTGCGATCCTGATGCTGTGTACGCCACCCTTGGTGTATTTTGTGCACTTGCTAGTGTCATTTACCTATTACCACATTATTATACATATCTCTAAATGCTTGATCCCAAATAAAGTAATTATTAAAAGGTATCAACTTTCGTATCATAGTCTTTTTTTCCACATCTGACAAGCTATCGTTAGTAAAAGCATTTATTAAATCTACAACCATACTTGGTCCAGAACCAATAATTTCTTTTGCCGCATCTTCTCCTGTCACTTCTCCAAACCTATTTTCTAATCCTAATAATGGGCGTAAACCAACACTATTATCAAATAATCCACCACTAACAGTTTCTAACATAAAGTTTGCGTCACCTGCTAATGCTGTTATACCTGACAATTCTACAGCACGTACAAGTTTTTCTCCAAATTCTTTATTACCATGATAACGTGGATTTTTTGCCCAATCTCCAATATATCCCATTCCAATTGCCGCACCTATTCCTGCCATTAATTGAGCTCCTTTTCCATCTCTCCCTTGTGCCGCAGATAATAATATTTTTCTGTTTGCAGATATACCCCATGAATAGAATTGTAACATTAGCCCTAACCACGCATTATTAATCTTTCCACCTAAATCAGTTTTTTGAAATCCTATGGCTCTCATTAATGGATTGTCCATCATACGAGCTATACCTTCATTATTAATTCTTAATACTCCGTGCATCATATTATATTGATCAGCTACATGGGGTGTTACAATTGTTCTATTAACATCAGCTTGAATTGCTTGCCCAAAAGCCCGATGGGCATCTATTCCTCCATCTTGGTTAATCCAATCTTTGACATTATATTTGTATGTACCTCCAAGTTTTAATTTTCCATTAGCATCTATCTGATCATCAACTTTAGATAATTTACGGATAAGAGTAGCCATCTTATTATCTATACCATACGAATTTAGTCGGGTTATTCCATCTTTATCAAGTTTGTTATTTGTCCACTTTACTATATCTTCCATAAATCTATGGGCTGATACAGAACGCACGACTTCTTTTATTTTACGAGTATAAGGGGTAAGTAAATTTAATTGGAAAAACGCATCTTTTGGATATTGAATAACTTTATTAATTTTAGCAAAGATACCTGCCGCGTTACTATTAGTGTGTTGCATCGTTTCAAATATTATTTTAGTTGACGCACTTTGTAAGTTACCTTCAACAATTGGTGCTAAAAACTGAAGTTCATTAATATTTGTAGTTTTAGCAAAATCATCTAATCCTTTAAAATATCCTTTTAATCCATGTTCCCATGTTCTTTGAACACCATTAACCATAATAGGACGAGCTAATTCCGGAATAACACTATATATAACTTTTCCCATATAGGCATAACTTGCTAAAGAACGAACAATGCCGGCAGTTTGAGATCCAATTCCCATAGGATCGCCAGAAAATAAAACACCCATTAAATTATCTTTTACATCCCTAAAACCATTAATTATTTTAGCTCGTTGTGTAGCTTCTACTCCATCAAGAATTAAATCAATTTCTAAATTATCAAGATAATGAATCATATGCGTATCACCAAATCGTCTTGCTAATTCTACAGCCGGTGCCATTCTGTCTACATATTGGCGTAAAACAACAGTTGCATTAGTTTCTATGAAATCAAGAACTTCTGCATTGTCTATGTCTATTTCTCTGGTAAGAAGTTGTTTAGCACCAATTTTATATTCACCATCAATATCACGCCCATACGCACTAACACCATCGGGGTCTTGGAATCTTACTTTGCTTTCTAAAATATCATTGTAATAATGCTCGGCTTCTGCTTTTGCAAATTTACGGGGGTTATTATAATCAGGAACTTTCTCTGGATTTGCTTTGTAATATTTACTTCCGGCTACACGTTGTTTTGCTTTCCGAATATATTTATCCATATTTTTTAGAATATAAGATTCAAAAATTCCTTTTAATTCATCGGCTTTTTCGACAACCATATTTTCTTTCCAGTTACGTGTGAAATACTTTTCATTTGTAATAGCCGAATCAAAGTCAGCACCCATAACATCATCTTTAGTATTAAGTTCTATAAACTGATCCTTTTTTTTAAACTGTGCTTTAATACGTGTTTGGGCTTCTTCAGGTAATTTATTAAATACTTTTTTATTTTTAATAAGAGAGGAATAACGCTCGCGTGTTAGTTTATGTTTTTCAATCATTTGTTGAAAACTTTTTTGACTTTTAAACATACCGGCATTTACAGCTTCTTGCCTATAGCGTTCAAATACATCTTCCATTCGTTTTGCTGATGTTTTTAACGCATCTTTTAATTCGGTAGCAAACTTTTGATCTTCAAACATTTTAGGATTTATATGATATTGCGACACCATTTCCATATAATCATCGCGTGAAAGTTTGTCCGATGTATCTCCTGCTTTTCTTTTGCTATACCAGTTTTTAAATTTTCCTGTTAATTGATCAATATTAATTGCAACTTTTGCTAAAGATTTTTTAGTTCCGGCTTGTTGTGGATTATATCCTAACAATTTCATCCAATCGTTTTCCATATCACTTATTGTTTCTATTAAACGATATTGATGGTCTTGCATAATACGTTGAGCAACTGATCCATTAACTGCAAATCCTTTTGAAGAGGCTTTAATTGTTGTGCCAAAATCACCGGCTGTTTCTAACATATCTAAAGCTATTTGTTTTGCTAATTCTTTATCTTTTACTGTTTTAGGTAAAGAGTTAATTACACCACCTACATTGGTAGGACCTTCAAAAATATTTTTTAATATTGATAATCCTGCTGTTTCAAAAGCATCTTTTGATAATTGTTTATATTTTTTTATTTCATCAAAAGTTTTCGTATTTAAACGATACATATAATCAGCATCAGTTTCTATTTTTTTCATTATCTCTAGTGCATTTTTGTTAACTGCATTTTCATATGCACTTCTTTGTGCATCTGTTAATTTTCCAGTTGTGAACCCCATATCTTCTGGACGAATTTTACTATGTGAATATTCGTGCAACATTACAAAATCTGCCCACTCATCTGCTGTTTGAAATGATTTCGCAGGAAGTGGTTTTACACCCAATAATTTTGGTTTTGTCCACGGCATATTTGCAAAATCTTTTTTTAAATATTCCATATCTATTTTTATTACATTTGTTTTATGATTATAAAAGGCAGGTCTATATGCTCCTTTTGATGTCCACGAATTAGTTGGTCCTATTTTAATTTTTAAGGACTTAAATCCTTTTGGATCAATTGCCTTCATAGCTTCCATAGCATCACCATGACCACGTGGCATTATTTTTCTGTTTCCGGCTTTCCAATGATTAAATTTAACCCAATCGGCAGAGGTTTTAAAATATTTATCTACTTCTTTTTTGGGAAGAAATTTTAAAACGGCATAATGTTTTTGTTGTTGGAACTGTGCTTTTAATACAGCAATGTCTAAAACCATGCGTCTTTCTTTAGGGAAATATTCTGCTACATCATCAAACTTTGATATTTCATCTGAGTATTGTGCCGCAAGTTTTTTATCAATTTCTTGTAATTTTTGGACGTCCACACGTTTTTCAAACCCTGTTCGAGGTATTGAAGGGTTTAATTTAGTATATTCATCAGCAACACGTGTTTCATATGCCGCTTTACTTTCACCATCTTTTCTTGCTAATTGTGTTTTAAACTTTTTTAACCTTTTTCTATATTCAAATTGTTTTTGTGACTCACCGGATTTTTGCCTCATACCTTTTGTCCAGTTTTTAGGCGTAATATGTATAGTTTCACCACCAAATGTTTTAAGAGGTAAGCCTTTTTTACTTAATTCAACAGATTCATTGCCAGTAAGGTCATCTAATTTCTCCCAATATTCATCTAATAATTGTTTTTCTGCCTTTGGAAATAATTTTTTAAATTCTGTAGCTCCCATTCGCTGTGAAAGACTCCCAAAAGCTCCTCCCAATAAACCTCCGGCTATTGTACCAAATCCTATATACGTTGCGGACTCTCCCCATGTTGACGTTGGGTCTAAAGACAATCTAACAGGTTCAGTTGCACCAACAAGTGCTCCTGTTGCCAATCCTGCTCTTTTTGCTCCTCTTAAAAATCCTACACCTCTTGCTAAAGGAATAGGAATATAAGTAACAGGATCAAAAAACGCCGATAATAAGGCAGGAGTAACCCTTCCCGAGTCTTGTACCCTTCTTCTACGGGCATTATTTGCGTCTATTTTTTCTTTTAATTGATTTGCCGCCTCTTGGTTACGGATACCTACAAATTGATCGGCATAAGGTAAGTATTGTTCAAAGTCATCAAGAAAAGGATCGTAGTTAGGGTCTATTGTATTATCAGTTATAGGTGTATAGTTCTTTTGATCTAAAACCTGACCTATCCATGATAAGGCAAAGTAATCAGCTAAGTCTTCAGAATAAGTATTTTGGGGTGTATATGATTGTTGAGGAAAATATATCGGAGTAGTTTCCGCTACCGACATTCTTTTTAAGGCACGGGCTTGAGCTAAATCTAATTGTGGGTTTTGAGCACCATCAATTGTTGTCATTTAAGGTATCCCGGAAGTATAGCATTTAATCCTTTTCTATATTGAGATTCTACACCTTCTTCTAGTCGTATTAATTCTTCTTCTTTTTTTGTATTACCCATATATGTAGCGTGTTTTATTCTATCTTTTAAAACACCCATATCATGGGCGTCAATTTTTTGTTCTTGATCTAATACTTTCCAAATTTGCTCTGGAGCATAAATAAGCATTTCTCCATTAACAGCACGTAATAACTCATTTTGCCCATCAGCATTTTGTATAATTACAGCATATTTAACATTTTGTGGCATTTGTAACCCAGAACCTTTTATACGATTAATTGGTGTAACAAATAAATTTTTTCCTAATTCTAATTTATTCCATTGTCCTGCAAATGCTTCTGTTTCTGCTTTTAATCCATTATCTTGAATATGTTGTTTAACAGCTATTTTATGCCATGACGCATCCCATTCATCTGTATCAGGATTCCATATTTGATAATTTTCTAAAGGAAAAAGAACTTCACTATTACCCCACCAATCTGTTTCTACCACAGCATCTAAAAATGCAAATTCACTTTTACCTACAATTTTTGAGCTTTTCAGTTTAGTATATGCTTCTGATGTTAATTTACTTATAGTTTCATTCATTGATTTTTCAGAATTTAACATTCCATATACCATTGCATAATCTTTTATAGCCCTTTGAACACCCATTCCTACTTCTTGCCCAAACCATCTATCTCCATATTCACTTCTAATATGAGCGTTAACTGCGTCTTCATATTCTCGTTTGGTTACATCCCATCTTGCTAGTATTTGTTCTTCTTTTTCTCCTGTTGATCTAATAATATCGTTATCTATTTTACCATTAACAGCCATTACTGTAGATAACCTTGCAAGTCGGCTATTAACTTTTGGCGATAATCCCGGAAGTAACTCTCGTGTATTCATTAACTGAACTATAGATGATCCATGACGTACCGGTGACGCTGATTTATGGAATTGCATAACTCCTGAAAGCATAGCTGTTACGGCTTTTTCATTTGGACTATTAATAACAAGGTCTTCTATAGTGCCTGTTAAATCTTTAGGAACATGATTAGTTTGAGCTAGTGCATGATAAAAATTAGGGTCATTGATATAATCCTGAAAGTTTGGTGAAATAGGTTGTCCTACTATTTGACTAAGCGATTGGATATATTGATCTGGATTTTTTTTATATGCTTTATCAAACAACATACCAGAATGTGGAGAATTTACACCTCCAGATTGTGTTCTTACCATAGTTTCGAATAACATTGCTCCATCAATTTGATCACCAAGCCCTGCATTGTTTCCTGTTACTCGAGCATTTACATAACTTTTAATATACCCTAATTGTGTTGGTGTTAAATTCTTTGTTGCTTCTTCCCAATCTTGTGTTTTTAATACTACTTCTTTTCCATTTAATGTTATTTTAGCATCACCTACTCCATTCATCATATCTTGCATTGCCTGCAATCTTTCCTGTAATTGGCGTTTACCGACTACTGTACTTCCTTGTAAATTTGTTTGCTTAAATAATTCGGACATTGATACACCTGATATTTTTGTTGATCCAAAATGTTTTAATGCTTTAAATTCTTCTATAAGTTTACTTCTTATAACTTTACCCTTACCGGACAATCCCTCTAACGGAAGTTGGTTTATATCATTTATAGCTATATCTATAACTTTAGGATTATGTATAAAATTAGAACGAACATATTGTGCTTTAGATTCAAGAATTTGAGATACTTGGTCTAATTTTATTTCTTCTTGAATGTCATTAAATTTGTTTTGTACCTTTGCTTGTTGCCCAATCATTTCAGCTTCTATTTCTGGTATTACAGATTCAACAAATTTTGGTGGAAGTGATTTTTTAATACCTTCAATAACGGGAGCCATTCCTAACATATAATCATCACCTGACCCACCATCACGAAGGACTTGTTCTGCAACTTCTAAACTTCTTTGCCTTACACTATTACCAATATCTAAAGCCATTTTTTTGGCTTGTAATACTTCAAAATCTCTGTTTGTCGTTTTCCATAAAAACTTTGGACTATTAAATTCTTTAACACGAGTTGCTGTTACAGCATTACCTTCATCATCTACTGTTTCATAATCTTCTAATTCATAATCTAATTTTTGAACTTCTGTTCTCATACGTTCTTCATCAAAGTCTTGTGACATTTGTTTGAACGTAGCTCCTAATTTATTAAGATTTTCTTCATACCGATTTCCAATATATTGTTCGTCTTGCGACATTTGAGCTATGCCCTGAGAAGGAACGACTCCCATTTGATCTGTATAAGAAACTTGTTTTTGTGCTCGTTTTAATGCCATATTACGTCCAATCTACTTGTGCTAACGTACCTGTCGCATCTGCCACACCACCTAAAAGACTAGCTGTTCGGGCTGATCTTGCTCGGGCTTGTACGGATTTTGCCGCTAATGAAGATTGTTGTGCTCCTAAAAGAGCGGCAGTTTGTCGTTCTGTTCCCATTAATTTTATATTAGAAAGATCACGTCTTTCTGTTTCTCTGTTTGACGCTAAAAACGCACCAAAAGAAGGTGAACCAAGATCAATGTTTGTACCGGCTAATGACGCTTTATTAGATTTTAAATCACGTAACGCTTGTTCTTTACGATCATTTAATTCTGCCATCATTCTTAATTCTTCAGCTTTTGCCGCGTCTTCTTGTTGTCGCCTTTGTATTTCATACCATTGTGCATCATATCCTGCTGAACGTTGTTCACCACGCATTTGCATAAATGTACCTGCCGCAGTTGCGACTGTGCTCATTGCCGCAAAGAATGTTCCCGGATTACACATTAAAAATATACCTCTGAAGTTATAGCGATTATTCTAAAAGGAATAGGAACGCTTTGAGTTATAGTCACAAAAGGTGTTCTACTATATCCTAGTGTATGAACATCTTTTTTTCCTGTAAATCCTACCATTCCCAATCCATCATCATTAAGCAATACATCATTTCCGTTTACTTGTAAATTGTATGTTTTAGATAATTCTAATACAGTTTTCCCTATTTTTCTAGGCATACCATAAGTTGAGCCTAAACCTCTAACGGCAGTTGCCGCATCAATAGGTAATGTTTCTATATTAATACTATAATCTAATCCTATATCACACGCACTTGCCGGTTGATCAAATGATACAACACCACCTGCTGTAACTGTTCCTTTACCATAATATGCTAATTGATCATCTTCCGTTGACCCTGAAGTAGCGTGTACTTCTTTTGCCGCTAAATGAGTTAATCCTGTAAAGACTTTACTGGTAACAAACTCAACAACAGTATTATCTGACGCACTAATTGCTGTTGGTACAGTTATAATATATTCACCACTATTACCCGTAGCTGTAACACTTTGTATAATATATTCTGTTGAACTAATTTTAAATGTTTCTCCAACACTAGGTGCGTTTGTAAAACCATCAACAATAATATGGTAATTACTACTATGAGCACCATTTAATTTAGGAGCACCATGTGGTTGATACGAGTTTGATATTATTTTAGATTGCGTACAATCTGTAGGAACATCCCATGCAGATAACGCAAATTGCTCTAAATAGTATTTTGTCGATCCATTAATAGTTCGTTTAACTGCTGTATATAAATAATTAGTTGTTCCTGCAACAGATTCATAAGTTCCATCCGTTTCCCAAATTACCCATCCTGCAAGTTTTTCTTGACGATTGGCAGTAAAAACTCCTAACTTTCCATTGTCATTAGCATAAACCATAAACATTTCAGTTCGTTGTCCTGACTTTTTTATAATCCCTGAATCTTGTGGATTATTTATAGCGTGTGGCGATAATAATGTTAATGCCATTGGTGTGTATTCTTCTGCCGCAGTATTGTAAAAATATTCTCTAACTGTTTTTCCGTTGGGTTGTACAAACATTGCCGCACCATCAAATATTCGAGGCATACATTTCTTTTGCGATCCTAATGCACTTTGTTTTAAAATTTGTAAATCTGTCGGTGTTATTGGCTTACCTGCCGCAGGTTTCAAATAAAACTCTCCTGTACTTGTAAATATTTCTAAATGTTTACCTGATACTAAATGTAGTATCTGATTGATTTGATCGGACGATATATTGATTTGTATAGAATCAGTATCTTCAGCATCACCAACATCAAAGTTATAAAATTCACTTGTTTTACTACCTGCTATAAAATCAGATATAGCTCCGCCTGCAAACCATAAACGTTGTTGATGAAAACGACACGCGTGAGGAAATCCGTTAACACTATTATAAACTTCTTCATCCCATTGTTTTGTTGGTGGGTGTCCGATTATTCTTACATTTGTTCCCCCACCATCGGCAGAGTCTTCTGCTGTATCAGAATTAGCGGCAGTATATGTATAGCGATCATCATCAAGTACAGTTATTGTTGCTGTAATATTTATATTAGAATGATCAAGTCCATTGCCATCATCATTAAGTATAGATTCAGCTCCTTCTACAGTAATACTTGCTCCTGTTGAAAATCCGTGTTGAGGGTGAAGCACAGTTATTGTGCCTCCACCTTCTTCACCTTTTAAAGGGTCTTCATCAAGTTCAATACGTACGCGTGCTTGTAATGTTCCTGTTACAACTGTAGTGCTTGTATATCCTGTAATAAGTATTTCTGCTCCATGATAACGAATCCGTTTTCCTACATAAGCATTTGACCAATAGGCAGAACTTGTCGTGCACGTTACTGAAGCTCCTTTTGCTGTATTATCAATATCAAGTGTAATAGCGTCATCTGCAAATTTATAATATGGTTGAAATACTTTTTCACTATTTGTTGCGTTTTGAAAACTAAAAGCGGTAACTGTAAATGTAGATGCACCAGTTCGTGTAATAACTTGAGGAGCAAAATCCTCATGTGTTACAATCATTGTATCTGCTTGTTGTGTTACATTTAATTCAAACAATTGATCTGTTTGCCACACCATGCTTGTAATAGTTTGTAACAATGTGCCAGAAGAATTGTATATTAATAATTTAGTGTTCTGAAATGCAAAAATGTATTCTTGTTCAGTATTAAATATAAAAGGTTCTAACCGACTTTGTGCACCAAGATCAGCTCGATACATTGTACCTTGTCTTCGCTCAATAGGTCCTTGATTTATTGTAAAGCAATTAGTCGCTTTTTTTAATGCTTGTTGAAAAGGTTTAAGATCGGTACGTGATATAAATGTTTCATCTACTTCACCGCGAGTAAAACTATTTTGGTGTACTCTTTGAATCGGCATAACATTACGATGAAGGAACTGTTGCAGTTATCCCTGTGCCTGTTCCTCTGTTCCTCACTTCTATTAATAAACTTGTATTTAATCTTCTTGTTGTTTGTGTTTGTGATTCTGCACTTCTTGCTTGTTGTAATTGTCTAACTGCTCTTTTTTGATAAAGAGTAGAAAGAGCATCGTTTCTGGCAATAGCTCCTGCAAATAATGAAGCTAATTCAAATACTAAACATTGCACAAAGTATTCTGGAAATTCATTTTCATGTGGCTGATATGTGTAATGACATATAACAGTATCCGTTGTATTTGTATCTGTATATAAATATTCATTATATCGATCATATTCTATGACTTTATCAGCAACTGTTACTGTATGTATTAAAAGTGCATCGGTAGGTATTTGATATGAAGCATCCCATTTATCTAAAGGATCGGTTGCACTTTTTGATAATTGTGCTTGTTTTGTGGCAAATCTCCATCGTGCCTTTGTTAATAAATTCTTTAATGTTGATTCGTATAATTGGTTCGCTACTTTACTTTCGGTATTGTTATCTGAAAAAGAAGCGATTGTGTTTGCACCGACTAAGACTAGTCCTTGATTTGCAATATCTATTTTACTTAAACCCATAATTATAATAACGGGAGGGTTTCCCCTCCCATTATCCTATGTTCCGTTGGTTGTTGTTACTGTCGCGGCTCCACTTGCGGAAGTCACAACTAACATATCAACTGTTCTTGTGCCGCCTGTAGCACCTACTACTAAAATGATATCATCCTGTTGTATTCCATTAGTCATATCATTAAAGTATCCTGAACCTGCAACTGTACCAACAGCATCAGTAGAATGGTATAACCAAAGGTTTTGGTCACCTGCTCCACCGACTTTTTTAAAATTAGTTTTATCTAACGCCATTAGTATCTCCTATTCTGTGATTTGACATTCAATTGCACCTTCATTGTCAATCATCACAGCACCCATACTCATGTATGAAGTGATAAGATTACTGACCTTTTCAGGAATGTAGTTAACTTCAGTTCTAACATCAGAACCAATTGCAAGACCAACTGCACTTCTATGCCATGCGTGACAATCTCTTGTCGAACCACTAACAGATAGACCGGAATGTGTAAACCACAAGAATCCAAGCCATCTTTTAGCCGTCATACCGCCTGCATATGGTAAGTCTTTTTCGCCAACATATTCTGCTCTTGAAAACTGATCAAGCTGAAGTAAGTCAGCCCAACCGGCAGGAGATACTACAAAGTATCTTTGCCCGTCATCAGGAACATCTCCTTCACCAAAAGCCTCATAAACAGTAAGTGCTTTTGCTAAAGTAAGTGCCGCCGAACCATGTGCTACGTTGTTTGCGTTTGATCCTGCATCTAAAACGTCGATGATCAATTGGTCAGTTTTTCGACCAAGAGCCGCCGCCGCAGAAGACGCTAGAACTTGTCTTTCGTCGATGTTTGTCTTTAACTCATCTAGTCTATCGACATAATCTGCCGCATAGTAGTCAGCCAAAGTAACATCAACTGTATTGTGTGCGATTTCCATAGTAGGAACATTAGCGTGCCTTGATTTCTCTGTAGCACTACCTTTTCCAACTTTCTGGAATCTCGCTTGTGAGCCTTTAACATTGTTAAGAGTTCGAACTGTATTTTTCAACTTAGAACCCATACGCTGATATGCCATATGAACTTCTGCTTCGAACTGCTTAATAAAGGCTGTAGTAATGGAAGTTGCCATTAATACTCTCCTAAGTTAAGTTAATATTAGTTTGTCGAATTGTCCATTGTTTGATTTATTCGGGTTACCCAACGTGGACCACATAAATCATCTATGGGTTCTGTTTGAACCTTTTTAGGTTCATAATAAAAATACAGCATTTTTACGTTGTTGACAAGCCTTGATGTACCATTAAATACAAAACCGAGATATTTTAACCATCGAATGGTTTTTTTTTGTTCTTCCGTACAGTAATTAAAGATATAAGAGTAGTGACTAGCAACCCAATTAAAGGCTCTTTTTTGGTTACGAAGAAACCGGATTTCGCTTAATGCTGATTGGTCACTAAGAAACCATACTGCTCCATGCTTTATATTATGTTTTAAAGGAGCAACACCCCACATTGCAATAGGTTTGTTAGCATCATTAAATATTGTAAATGTAAATGTATTTTTTCTTCGAGCACGAAAAGGATATAGCAATGCAGTTAAAGGATCATCTCCCGTAACTGCAAGCTCAAATCTATCTGTTGCTTTCATATTTTTAGCAACAATAAAGCAATCTTCAGGGATTGCTATGTCCATATGTGTCATCGATATAATCGAGCAAATGCGTCATCAACTCGTCTTACATAAGAATCATCACGTTCTTTTGGATCAAAGTAACGAGGATCTTTCATCATTTGACGGACATCTTCAATAGTCAATTTATTAATAGGTTCGGTTTGAACTGAGCTAATATTCTCATTACGCATACCCATAACCTTTTCTAGTATTTCTATACCATCGGCAGATTGACCTAACGTTTGTTGTATAGTTTCGAATTGGTCAGGTGTAAAGTATGTAGATGCCCAATTATTAACAGTATCAATACGAGCTTTAGCATTTTCACCTAATAACTCTACTTCTTTATCAAGATCGGGTTGATAACTTTGTTGCATTGCAACATATTGATTAATACCATCCTCAAACATTTCTTGAGTATAAGCATTGTCGTGACAATGTTGTCGCCACCATTCTGTCATAGGATTTTCTATAACCATTTCTTCTGTTACTCCTTCTGGTAAAGGAGGAAGATCATAGCTTTCTGGTTTTTCAGCTTCAGCTTCTTCTTCTATTTCGCGTAACAGTTCTTCTTTAAGTTCTTCTTTTTTTCCTCCAACAAATTTTTCAAGATGGGCATTTGATTTTAATAACTCATCTTTTCTTAACTCACCCTTTTCAGCATCCCAAAATTTTTCAGGTACATTCTCTGGTCGTTGTGGAATTTCTGTATTTACTGGTGGTTGTAATTGAGGATCAGGTTTTGCTTCAACTTGAGCCTCGTCTTGTTGTTGTTGGGATTCTTCGACTACTTCAGCATTCTCATCTGACATCTTTTTTCTCCTTTATTATACGTTGACTTTTACCCTTGTTAACTCGTCTTTGAATTAACCCTACTAAATAACGCTGTCCTTCAAGATGTCGTAATGCCGTATCCGATACTTCACTACCGGCTACAGATTCTATAGTTATTTGTCGTAAATACTCAAGAATCTTTTTTCCGTTTTCTGTAATAAAACAGGAAGTGAACAAAGTGTTTAGTTCTTGTTCATCCTCAGCAGATCGTTGAAAGTTATCCAACCCTATTAAATAGTTGGGCTTTTCTTGTTTCATACTATTTTTATATCACTTGAGAGTATCTCGTGCAACATCTAATACTTTTTCAGGTTGCATACCTGAATCTTGGGCTTGTGCCATCATCTGTTGCATAAATTGACCCCATGCCGCCATTTCTTCTTTTGATCGCACAAGTTCTTCTGGAATACCCATTTTCTTACCCATATACTTAGCTGTGTCTTCTTGTTTAATTAACATATTAGCTAACTGAGGACCCATTCTAGCTTGTAACATTCCTATAAATCTATCTAACGTAGCAACATCTTGTTGTTGTTGAGCTTGTGCAAGTGGCGAAGATGATCTGATTTTTATTTCCCTACCATTCACCACAGGTAATTTAATTTTTCCTTGTTTCTTTAAAATATAAATAACACGTTGTAATACAGGATTGACAAGTTCAGCTTGTAAACGACCAAAAGCCGCACCTATTTGTCGTGACAAATCTGCCATTCTTTCAGCAACTTCTGTAGCTGACATTGGTGTCTTCTCATTTGGATTACCCAACATATCATTATATAACGCTTTTTTAATATTTGTTCTCATATCTTTAATAACAATATCTGATACTTGAAAATTACCTGCCGGTTGTACTGGTGTTAATCCTGTACTTCCTAACGCTTTAGGTATAATTGTTCCGGGAATTAATTGGATATTATCAACGTTAATAACGCCGTCATCTTCAACTTGATACATACCAGAAATTGCCATTTGTGCATTTTCAAGGATAAGTTCTATAACAAGGTTTGCTGTTTTTATTGCCGGCAATGCCAATTGAAGTGGTCCTCTACCAAATACTTCGCCTGCACATTTACTCCATCTGTAAACTAAAAATGGATTTGATCCAATTCCTTTAAATACTTTTGAGTGTAATTTAGCTTGATACTCTTCTGATATTACACAAAATATATATTCTTCTTCTTTCATGTTGTCATAATTGCGATAACATACTTCTATAACTTTACAATCTCTTTCAGGATCTTTAACCATATCATCAACCATTCTTGGTGGAAGAACAGCATCGGGATAAGCATTAAGTATTTGTTTAAACTTAATACGACGTTCTCTAAAAATGTGATCTATTTTATCGTCATGACCAGAATCAAGTAATACTTGTGGTAAAGGTAATGCTTTAAAACGAATAGGTTGTACAGCATCTCCTTCTTCTACTAATAACACTCCTGTACCAACTGCCATATCTAAAAATGACTCATGTACTTCTTGAGCAAAATTAGAATTTTGTATTACCTCAAATACATAGTCGGTAACATTATCTAGTATTTCATTAACTTCTTTTTGCTTTTCTTCAGGAATTTCAACACCGGCAGTTAATTCAGCCCAACGTGCATAACTAGGTACAATGCCAGATTGTAAACGAGAAGCAAATTCTTGAACACCAACTACGGCTGTTTCATCAAATATACGCTCACTACGTTTTGCGGCAATGCTTTCGGAATAAAAAGATTCTCTTTGTGGTAAAGCATATTCATAACAATCTTCCATAACAGGCATCCATTGATCCTTTATGGCTTTTGCTTTTTCGTAACGCTTTAATAATCTACGTACTTCTGGATCGTTAATATCTGTAACGACAGTTACGGGTTTAACATCTACTACCATTTATACTCCTAGAGTTTGTCTAGGTCCTGTGTCATCAGTTACCATTGACCCATAACCTTGACCGCCTTTTCTTCCCGTTAGAAGTGATCTTCTTCCTCTACGTCCGGCAATGTCAGCTAAAGTTTCTTGATACCTTTCATCTTTTAACTTAGCCATCTCCGACAACTCCTTACGACGTGAAGCGGCTCTTTGGGCACGCAACGACTTATCAGGTGGTGGTGGTGGTGGTGGTGGTGGTGGGCGTCCGCCTCCTCCTCCTGCACACATTAGTTACCTCCTTCGTTCATAAATGTTTTTAGGTTTAAGCGTAAATACATTAAAATTTTTCCTTGCTAATATAGGTTTATCAAACTTTCTGCCAATTGTCAAAGTCCTTCCTTCTCCCGCTCCTAACATTAAATACTGTAACGCATCATGGATATGGGAAAATCTATTCTTATTTGGCTTCTCATCATAACGTTCTCCCGATACTTGTAAGCGTCTATAATGGTATCCACCTGCAAATCCTCGTATTAAATTACTACAAGACTTATCTATAAGAATACCAGATTCTCCATCAACCATACGATTAAGAGTAGAATTAACAGATTCTATACGTAATGCAACATCGTTACTAGGAGCAGGGCGAGCCATTATTCCTTTACCTCTTAATATTTGAAATGGTGTGTTTTCATCTGTTTGTACTCTATGATCGCCGGCAGGATCGCCAAATATATGAAAAGGTCTTGGTAAATACTTTGCCATACTCTGTTTCATTAGTTCTGAAAATTTAACAATACCCATATCTTCGGCAACTAATTCTTCAAGAATTACCCATCTATGTCGTATCTTTTGAGCAAAGACACAAGCAGGTGTAAGACCAAAATCTATTCCTACATAAATAGGCAGATGTTCAGCTATAGCAATTTCTCCTCGAGCAACATGAACCTCATCTTTAAATGACTCATATACAGGTTTGCCATCTTCTATTGTACCTAATCGGTTAAGTACATAAACATCAATCCATGATTTTGTTTTTCCCCGAATAATATTAGAATAATAATTGGCAGTAAGGTTAGCTTTGTTTTCAGAAGCCTTATTTTTTTCATAGGTTTCTATTTCATTGTTTTTATTACGCACTTCTAACATAGCCGGGGGTTGGTTAAAAAATTTCCAGTTATCTGGCTTTATTAACATCTTTGCTTCTTGTTTACTAATATAGTCAGGTATAACTGTTTCGCCTGCCATTATTGACCACCAATGATCGGTATTTGGAGGGTTGGTATCACAAACGACACCATACCATGTTGGACCACCATCACGCATAGATGGAAAACGACCAACACGCATAGAACAAGCATCAATAATTGACTTAGGAATTTCTCTTGCTTCATTTATCCATACTCCTGTTAATTCAAGGGATAAGAGTTTTTTTACATCTTCGGGTCTATCTAACGCCAAAAATATAACTTCACAATCTATATCACCTTTTTTTAATTTGTGAGTATAAGGTACGCTCCACGTAAAATTTCCCCAATCTTCTTCGGGAAACCAGTCTAGCCATGTTTTAATTGTAGTGGTTTTTAATTGAGGGTTAGTGTTTCGAATAACCGCCCAACGCGTTTTACGTATCCCGTCCTCACTTGGTTTTTGACTAATAGCTCGTTTTATTATTTCTATACAACAAGCTACCGATTTACCACTACCGACCGGACCTCTAATACCGCGAAAAAAAGTATCGTCTTTAAGGAACGCTTTAAGGACGTTCCCATCAGGTTTATAATTTAGTGATGCCATAATCTACCGCTAACTGGTATAATTTTTCTCTCGCCTGTTCAGATAGCGATTCTATAATTCTATCTGCTTCATGATCCGTTACCTTTTCTTTTGGGTAATGTTTCATGTGTTGTGACTTTACTACTGTACGTAACGTATTTATTTCACGTATAGAATATTTTTGGAATATACTCATTTTTTAGCTCGATTTCGTGAACGACTTATTATACGAAGATTTCGTTTCGCGTTGTTACGGGGATTGCCATCTACATGGTCTATATCTTTTTTATCACCTTTCTTTACTCTTTTTTTTCGTAGTAAATATCGGCGTACTTTATTTCTGTGTGCTCGATCTTTTTTTGACGAAGACGAGCTTTGAAATTTTTTATACTCTTTTTTATAGTTCCGTTTTTTAGACTTCTTTGGCATTGAGGATATGCTCCTTTGCCATTCGATACGCCTCTTCTTTTGAATGACCCTTAATCATTTTAAATTCTGCGTACTGTTTAATTTTAACTAAGTTATGTCTATTCTGATCGGCTTTGAAATTGGCAATCATTGCATCAGCCGTCTTTTGACTACGTTTTGTTACAGCCATCTTAATCTTTTAAATACCAAGATGCCGCCGCTCCTAAAGCTCCCCCACCTAATAACGTAGGGATGGACCATCTTGGAGTTTTCTTTACAACTTTTTTTGTTACTTTTGCAAGTTTTCTAACTTGCCTACCTGCTGTAGTTTTTTTAAAGTTCTTTTTTTTCTGGTCTAGTTTTTTATAAGTTTTACTTTCTGTTATTTTCTTTTGAAGTTTTGCAGATTTTTTCTGTATATTCGATTTTACCTTTGTTAATTTTTCTTTTACCTTTTTTAAAATTGGTTTTTTACGTTTTGTAACAACTTTCTTTTTTTCCTCTTTTTTAGGAGTTGTTGTTTTTCCTTTTTTAGGTGGAGGTGTTTTCCCTTTCGTTAACATATCTACACCTTTTAGGGTTGCTAATGCTCCGGGAACAGCTAATAAACTTCCTGCTCCCCATTTTTTCTTTGTTGACGCTCCCGTAGATGCTCCGCTTGTTGTTTTTTTCTTATCTCCAAACGGATAGTTTTTACTTCTGAAATCTTCAATTTTACTAACGTGTGTTCCTTTTGCTTGATTAGAAAGTTTACCACTCCCACGTGGTGCCGGATCACTATAACTAGGATATATTACTGGGTTAGGATCCCCATATTCTTTTACAGTTTTTTTATTAGTTACTGATACTTTTCTTCTTCCACCCATCGCTCTTTCTTTCCAATCGGTGGGATTGTGTCTTAAATATTCTCTACGCGTATGTTTACCATAATGACTAGGCATATTTTCTCCTTAATGTGATCATAATATAGAACCTTAACAGAAATAAAAAAAAAAAACAAGACCGAACCTTGAGAAACTTTAATGAGTGACCGACACGTATTGATAGGGCTCGGGATGAATTTTTTAACCCCACCCTC